CATAATATCTAACCGCTCAACCAACCTATCAGCCCGGAGAATCAAACCTCCGGGCTGATATTCACCCAAACAATTCATCCTTCGCAGGAGGTAAGAAAATGAAACGCTCCAGTCAAAAAATCAGCTCAGCCGATATCAGCATCGGTTCGGTCGTTAACGTCCGCTACTCGAAAAGGTCCGGCATCGTCACTCGGCTCTATCCGGCCTGCCAGGTCAATTCGATCGCCTTCCGGGTCGCTCTCAGCAGCCCATTCGACTGCCGAATCATCGAGGCGAAAGACATCATCAGCTACTACTCAGTTCCAACGATCTCCGGACATTTCAAACAGCTCAGCGCTAACATTGGCTGGTACGGGGATGAATTCGACCGGCTCAGATCGCTCAGGTCGAAGACGCTCGCTCGGAAGCATACGCCGGATGACATCCGCAGTATCGACTCGACGCTCATCGACCTCAACGATTATCTCTCGGCCCTGCTCGTCGATCTCGACGAAGAGGATGTCCATACGGACTCCGACACATTCAGCCAGTTGCTCACCCTTCAAAATCTCGTCGGCCGCTTCTGCTACGACAACATCAAACATCCGAACGGTTCATCCAAGCTCAAAGCCATCTCCCGGATGAAGTAAACCAATCATCCCCCGGAGGTTCATTCTCCGGGGCGGGGAAAAGACTTAAATAGAATTCGACCAATTCCTTTACAACCAAAACCGGTCATCCGAAAGGTGACCAAGAAGAGGAGCTCCAAAATGAAAACCAACAAGAAACACACCAAGCACAACGCCTCATCGAAGAAGGCGTCGTCCAAGAAGACCTCGAAGAAGCACACCGAAGCCGCTCAGGACGCGATGCTGAGAACCAAAGACCTGGCCAAGCGCCTCAACGTCTCGCCGGTCCGTCTCCGTCAGGTCCTGCGGGCGATGCCCGACCTTTACCCCGATCATCAATACACCCGGTATGGCTGGGAGTCGTTCGATGACCCGAAGACCAAGCGCGATATCGCCGCCATCAAACGGGGACTGGAAGAAGGTCTCGGTCTGCCCAAGGCGAAGAAGTCGAAGAAGGGCAAAGGGAAGAAGGCCGCGGTGAAGAAGTCGAAGAAGGCGGAGGACCGCGACCATACTCCGCTCGTGAAGAAGCACGTCGAGGAGGAAGAGGACGATCGCATCTAGTCAGTCAACCGTTCATCCATACCACCGGGGATGATTGCTCCCCGGTGGTATCATCGCAGGAGGAAATTGAAATGGCCTTACTATCCGCAGTTCAGTATGAGCAGATGCTCAGGCAGTACATCAAAACGAAGAAACGAGTGGATGGCAAGTTCCCCAAGGCCGCTCACTCCATCCTCGTCAATCTCACCAGTGATAATAAGGACCGACGTGAATACGCGAGGCAGGAAGCCGATTCATTCTTCAGCATCACATCGGTCGCCCAATTCTGTGACGCTCACCATATAGCCAGGTAAGGAGAACATCCGATGAAGATGATCATCGAAATTGAATTGAATCCGGCATCGGAGAAGTTACTCGCTCCATCCGAATTCGCCAAGATGATCAACGCCTATCGGAACTGGGTATTGAAAGGTCGGACTGAATCGGTGGTGCTCTTCTCAGTCGATAGCACATCGACCGGTTCGATCAGCTTCGAAGAATAGGATGCTCATGGAGGTCCGGGCCATCATCTGCTCGGACCTCCATTCAAATCAGATAACAAGTTCGATCAACATATAAATGGACGGAGGTATGGGATGAAACGAAAAGTATACACCTGCCCCAAATGTTCAGGGCACGTCGTCAAAAAACTTTTGCCCAGTGGCATGGTATCATTCATCTGCTTAGGATGTAAGAAGAAGTACCGGACCGACGTTGGGACAGGCCGGCCGAAGTATGGCAAGCTCATCCTCGAGCCAACGAAGAAGCCGAAGGGACTGAAGGTGGACGAGGTTCGACTCGGTGACCCAATCGGCGGCTGCATCGTTCGCTTCTGCTCAGCGGATAAACGGACCGTGGGGAGATGGTTCAAGGCAGCGTCCAAAATCATCGGAGCCTACAACGAGTACTATTCGGACTCGAAGCGCGATATCGCTACCGTCCATTGGACCGATAGAAGAAAGGACGCCATCTCAATCAAATTCAAATCCAGGAAGGCGGCGAGGAAGGCGGCGGAGTTCTTCATATCCAGGATGAGATGATCGCATTTTATACTATAGGAAAGGAGACTGAGCAATGGCCACAAAGAGGAAGAAAACTAAGAAGGTGAAGAAGGTATACGTCAAGCCTCGCTTCTCCGATGTATTTCCGGAGTCTAGAAGGAAGAAGCTGAAACGGGAAGAGAGGCAGAAGCCGCCAGATCATCATCGTCCATTCAAATGGGACCGCGAAGAAAAGCGGTGGTACTTCGATAGTCCGAAAGGACGACACTTCACCGACATGTTCGGTCAGATCATCACCTTCGAGAAGGTGAATTGGAAAACATTCAAACTGCCGGGATGGATTCTCTGCCCCGGACGAATCATCAATGAGGATATCGGCGATGGCCTGTTCAGAACTTGGTTCAGGTCCACCGGCTCGACACACGACACGCTGATCAGATATCTTCGAAGCTCTCAGCATCCATTCTATACGTACATCAACAACATCATCCCCGAAGCTTTCGACGAAGACAAACGGTCGGCTGACTATACGCCGCCGACACCGCCGAAGACGAAGCCAACAGGTGATGAGCATCTCAGCCGGAAGTCCAAACGTCGGAAGAGAGAACGGGAGACGGAGCAGAAGAATCTTTCATCCAGGATGAAACGAACGGAGAGGGTATCAAAATATGAATACCCTCCGGACGTCAAGACGGATGAACAGAAGCGCCGGTACCGAAAGATGATGAGAGCGAAAAGGAAACGAGGCTAGGGCGTTAGCTCAGCCTCCTGCGAGGGGCCGGGGAGCTGGTTACTCCCCGGCTCTTTTTTTGTGTCCTTATGCACATACGTGCAGGTATGCATGCGCGAGCGCGTGCGGAGCCGTACGCGGACGTAAGCAGGCTTACGGCTGGTGACACCCTCCTGCGTACGTATGCGCCTGCGTACGCCGTCGCGCCTGCCCGCGTTTTCACGCATATAGGCTGACTCTGAGCCTCAGCTACGCTCCCTCCAGGAAGGTTGCATTTTATACTATTGAAAGGAGACTGGGTATGTCCAATATCGGGAAGTACCTGCAGCGAAGGTTCGGCGCCAAATTGAAGAATGGGAACTGGCGATTCAACTGCCCATTCTGTTCGGATGAGCGAGAGCGGTTCGGCGTCGAGCCGGAGAAGGGCGTCGTCCATTGCTTCAAGTGCGACTACTCCAACACTATCAGAGGATTCATCTACGACGTCTGGAAGATGTTGGGCAAAGAGATGAATGAAACGATGGCCGGCATTGGTGGTGTGGAATTGGATGTGGCTCTTGATTCGATGTGGCCGGTTGATCGAATGATGCCGGAAGCGGTGAGAGCGAGGGAGATCACTAAGATCATCCCGGGATTCAAGCCGCTGTCCAAGCGAACGAATAATGTCTCATCAGCCTTCAACTACCTCGTCCGCAACAGAAGGTTGAGCGAAGCAGATATAAGATTTTGGATGCTCGGCACATGTGAGCTCCCCGAGTATACTCCGTTCATCATCATCCCATTCTTGGATGAATGGGAGAAGGTATACTACTTCGTGGCTCGAAGGTACTTCGGAACGGTGGAGCCGAAGTACAAGAACCCACCGAAGGGAATGTTCAACATCGGCAAGGCGAGCCTGATGTTCAATTCCTATCAAGCCAGCCATTACCCAACCATCGTCATCTGTGAAGGTGTGTTCGATGCGATGGCCGTAGGCCCGAATGCGGTAGCCTTATTGGGGAAGAGTTTGTCCCGAGCACAACTTATGATGATCTCTCGGATGCACAAGTCAAAGAGAGTAGTTGTATACTTGGATGGTGATGCTGAAAGTCAAGCGTGGGATATTGCGAAGCAGATACAATCGATAGGGGATAAAGACGTGCGGATAGTTATACCAAGAGCCGGTGACTCAAGTGACCCTGGAGATCGGAGCCACCGGCTCAATCAAACGCTCATCGCATCAGCGACACGGTACTCTCTCGAGATTCATCTGTCTAGAACTACGGCGCGAAGTTAAGCCCGACAGCGATGCGAAACACTTCGACGTAATCATTGCCGAGCGCCGATTCAGCGCCAATCCAGAGACCGATGTTCTCGGACAATGGCTTCGTTAGTACCAACCCCACCGTCCCCAGCAGGTATGAAATGGTCTGGTCTTCGGTGACGGGTGTTTCCGTAAGATCTTCCCAGGTCAGTCCGATGCCCCCGACAAATCCAACATTGAATGTCTTCTTCATCGGACCGAAGAAGTAGATCGTTCGAACCTCGGCCTTGTACTTATTCCCGGCGTCGTTATTCAGCTTCCCGAATTCTCCGAACCCTACTCCATACATTCGTCCCCCACTCGCCAGCTGGAATATAGGGATTGAATAGCCAGCCATCCCCGAGATACCGGGCTTGGCACTGGCCAGGGTTCTCGAATCATACTTCACCCCGATGAGAATGCTCTTGGCCGGGTCAACCTGGCCGAAGCCAGCGTTGTCGACCATACCCATTCCCATCACCATCGATGAGAGTACGAACGCCAGGATGAACGTGAGGATGCACAATCGCTTCGCCATGGTAGTGTCTCCTTACTTTGTTACCTTGGGGGGGACGTTGAAGTTCTCGAGCGCCTTTGTCCCACTCCGACCAAGGATATACGTGATGATCAGATACACCGACTCTTTCGGTATATCCGGGAACACGGTGATGAGAACGGAGTACCCGATGGCGACCCAGAACTCCGAAGTCGCATAGCTCCGTACCCCAGTCACCGGGTCAACGAATCCGAATGACTTCTGAGCAGCCCGGCCACCAACCCAGGCGATGATCGCAGCCAGCGACTCCTTGGGGAAGTCGGGCCAGAAGATGGCCAACCCGGCCACCAGGATAGTTGTCCAGAATTCAAACGGCTTGATACCGTTTCTCACCATATGACAATCCTCCTTTCAATCTAAGATCAATTCGAAGTGCGTCAAGTCCTGAAGCTTTTCGTCCCTGATCTTCCAATTCCTATTGAAGTCCCCTCCCCATCTGAGCTTGATGCCCCGCTTGAAAGCGAAGCCCATCATCAACCCCGCCATCCAGACGAATCGTTCACGGTCCTTGTAGTCCAGGGGGTCAGGGACGAGATCGACCGCAGTGGCCGGGATGGTATTGTGATTCGAGTCAGGCCACTCCTTATCGGACTTCCCCTCAGCATGGGCCTTATTCTGAGCTTCCTCTCCCCGATGGGCGACGGCGACCTGGTAGGGAAATCCTATGGCGTCCAGGTCCGACAAGAGCAGGACTAGTCTGCTATCCAACTCCGTCATCCGTTGACGCGATACATTGGTCAGGCTCATGGATGGCCTCCTGTTCCTCTACTGAGTGTATCAACAGCGATGTGCGTGATAAGCAACTCTCGAATCTGCTGTATCATCTCACCCAGTTTTACATCCTTAAGTTCACGCTGGACCGAGGCAGTCTCCAAGGCCTGCATTCGGAACTCCAGCAGAGCATTCTGTGTCTGCATTGGTTGTATCACCCCAAAGAAGTATGCAACCAATCCGACCACAAGCACAACGATCTTCATAGAAAGATTGATGAGACCAATGGCGTCCAGCACAATCTTCCCATCCCCATTCCTCTTTATCACGTCAGTCCTCCAAATGATGCAATTTGAAAGCGCCCTTACTTTCATACTTAAGTATATTCCAGACTGACCACCCCGTCATGTATATGCAATTCTTTTCCTTCGGGTATAGTCAAGGTTGGGTCAAATAGCCAATACCCCAAAATCTGCCGACTCGATACCGTGGCTTCCCCAGTGGTAAGAACAAGAGCTCCAATAGAACCAGAGGTGGGAATGGCTCCACCACTAGTTTTGAAGACGACGTTGTACATCTCCACCGTAGCTTTATTACCAACATCATCTTCGGTGAGATACCTCCAATCGTTCGTGCCCCTTATCACTTCTTCGCCGCCTGATGTATATCCATTCCCAGTTGGTATCTCAGTCAATTCAGCCATCGTCTTCGTATTCTCATCGGGTGTGGAACCGGAGGCGATTAGAATAGCGTAGAACTTGGAGGGGGCGCCGGTGTTCTGGAAGAACGTTTGGAGCATTAGATAAAATGCTCTTACTGTTAGCTTTCCAACATTAGACATATATTCTCCTTAGGGTATCTCGATATCCATGAGCACTGGGTCAACCGGCGTCAAAGCGCCAACGAAATGGATGATATCAAGCTTCGGAGTTATCCTGCCGGGTGTGAGCATTACCTTGAATACAGTCCCCTCAAGTGTCTGCTGCTTTGCAATGATCATCAGGTCCATCCCCTTCCAGCTTCCGTTTAGAAGAGGAACCCTCGCGTCATATTCCAAATCATTGAACCGTACGTAATCACCCAACTCTAGATGAGCCTGAGAGAACCCGTATGTGGTGAACGTAGCAAATGGCCACTGCCTTGACCAAATGCCATTCGCCCCAGATAGTCTGGGAGCAAGCAGAGCTACAGCATCATTCGTAAGATACCTGAAGTTGATGTCCTTGGCTCTGGTTCCATATTGACTTTGCGATGTCGAATCTGTTGTGACGGTGACTTCATCATAATCATTCTTGTCGTATCTGTACCCATGATGTATAGTCAGCTCATTCACGATTTCATCATAGGATGTAAAGGTGACCTCGAATGTACCGGGGATGATATCTGAAAACGGTATCACGTTCTCAGTCACTACGTATTCACGGTCCCAAGACAGTAGCCTCCAAATCCCAGAAGCTGATCTGTATAGAACGCACATCGATTGCTGACAGATTTCACTGATGATGTCAGCAGAGTTTCTTACTTCGTCATTATGGATAGCGACACGCATCTCCATCAGTTCGTTCCATGCAGCATCAAACGTAGCCTGATCTACGTTACCAATCACTTCGCCAAGCTCATCAATGAGAATGGATTCAAGGATGTATGGGGCGTGCTTGATTAAGTCTCCAGCATTATATCCATTACCGGCATCCGGGTCATTGTCAATCCAGGAGCCGAACATCCGGCCCTTCACCTCGGAGAAAGCTTTCTTAACGATGGAGTATTGATACTCGAATTTTATCCTGATTCTGAACGAGTAGACATTGACCAATCCAGAACCACCGGGTGTACCTGAAGCAAGGAGACTGAGTAGGATTGGGCCCATGCTATCGACGTTACCACGATTCAGCAACCAATTTATTTCATGGCCAGATGACACCCACAGAAGTTGAGTGCCAGCCTCTTCGGATTGCCATAAGTATATCGTCCCAGGTATGGCTAGAGCAACAGACTCGGTATTACTCGTTGACTTGACGTACACGGTGCCAGAACTAACTGATGCCCCCGGGGCAGCCTGAAGCCGTATCTGAACGTGAACATCTGCTATCCGACCAACATCATTATTGTATGAGGAGCCAACATCATCCGGACCAAAGTCGTCCAGGAAATATACCGAGAGGTAGTTACCTGATGAAACAATGATTGCGTATTCAGAGTTGTCCGATGAGGCATTCAATGGATTCGTGGCATCATTCTGGTAGGTGTCAGCTGTTTCATATACTGCCCGTGGGTATAGGTACGCGTACGCGATCGCGTACGTATGCGAGCCAGTCGTTCTAACTATGGCTGTTCCCCGTCCACTATCATCATTGTCTAAGGCGGTAACGGCACTCATCTCGGGATAGTTTACGAGATACACCATTTCACAAGCCATATTAAGGGCATCAACCCAGAGCCATAAACCATTGGCTGAATAGAGAGGATGATCTGATAGGCAGAATTTATCGCCACCGACCAAGACCGTGGGAGCCAGGCATCCAGTTGCCAACTTATCCCCATTGGCTGTACCTAGTTCAGTGAAGTCTCCATAGATGATAGGGAGACGAATGTATCTATTCTCAAGGGGAACGTTAGGATAGATGTCATAAGTAAATGTGCTCGGAAGATTACGATGAATCTGGGATGATGAGTCAGCCGCTACGATGGTCACGGTCGTCTCAGTGTATGACATCGGTGTGACGATCTTACCTGAAAAGATGATGAGGCAATCGGACAGAGATGTCACATTCGGGCCAGCTCCCAGGTAGATATAAACATTGTCGTACCCGAGGCCAGCCCACTGTTCCGAAAGCCTCTTATCAGCCCCATAGTACAAGTATGGCACATTATGAAACGTGAGGGTTACGTTGGATATGATGGCTTCATGCCGTATGAAATTGATCTCTTCTCTGGTTTGAATTTTTCCTTTCAACAAATTGTACACCGGCGTCCCATCAGCTAGATGCATATTCACATCGGATAGAAGCCATGTGCTCGAACCGTCAGTCACCTTGACGATGACGAATCGATGGCCTCCATCACGCCGTTGAAATTGTTCGAACTTGGATGGTCTGGTGAGCATTCTAGTACCCGAAGTTTGGGTCAGGGTAATGGACTTGCTGTATGTTTATACTAACATCATAGAGATCATAATCTACAATGGAGTATTGAAAGTCGTTATCAATGCGAACAACAACCCCATCCTGAAGCACTCCACCAAGGGAGTCCCTTATTACTATGAGAGATCTATCCCCACCGGCATCATCGAATACCCCTTTGAGGATATTGAAATTGGTTGAGCTGATAAAGTTATACGTTCTGGTTTCGCTGAGAAGAGAATTTCGGTATCTCGCATGGGCCCGATAAGCGCCAACCTCTCCAACCAAATCAGTCACGAATTTATATCCGGTCTTGATGGGGAACTGTGGACCCTGACTGAGTGTAGCCTTGCGACAGATGAACAAGTGGCTCACTTCTATCGTCGTAGCCATGCCCGTAAAAGTTATCTTCAAATACCGATTCAACACACCGGCGGAAGCCACGTCGAAAATTCTGACCGGCTCAAGGTCTGAACCAATTGATTGGCTGATGATGGCTGTGCCCCAAGTTGACCCGTTGGTAGAATGATACACCTTGAAGGTACCGGCCGAATGGTCGGTGAGATAATTCTTTATGAAGAACCCGAATGCATAGTAATCGGACGAGAAGCTTTGATTCAAATCTATTACAATCTCCTGATCTCCCGTACTAGTGGGCTTCCATGCTGTACCAAGTGCCCCATCCAGAAGGTGAGCTTTGATGAATCCCGTAGCTTCTGAAGTTGCCGAATCAATATCGGCAAGGGATATCAGCTTATCCATTACATAGAAGATTGTAGAATCAAGAGCCATTACTGCCTCCGGAAGGTTACACGATCAAGAGCACTTTTCAAGTTCTGCTCGGTAACAATCGGCAATTGCTTGGTACCTATTCTTCGATTGATTTCGGCAATCACCGAATCGGCATTGGAGCTGGCTCCCCCGGATATAACAAACAGGGATGAGCTGTTATTGTTCGTAGTCGTGTTCGCCATCGAGGGAATGACAGCGAAGTTGGCCATCGCCTGTTGGAACCCATACCCGAAGTATTTCCCGAAGTCGTACCCCTGTCTCCCAGCCATTGCATCGTTCACAGGGTTATCAAAGAGAGAAGCAAGGAAGGTCAATAGTTTTCCGGCCAAAGCTTGAATCGCAGATTGAACGAAGTACCGTACGAAATCCCCGGCCATGTCCTTCCAGATATCTTTCAACCTGGCCTTACCGCCCATCATCGCATTCACTATCTGATTCGCTGCCGAGCTCCCCGCCGTAGACAAACTGTATTCAAGGCTTGCCCCCATTAGATTTCCAATAGGCTTAACGATGTTAGCGATCTGCTGCCAACTCGTACGGTACAATGACTTCTGCTTCCCCAATGAAGCGGCCAGGTATTTCACCGCATCATCATTCTGTTGCCTAATGTACCCCTGTATGATCGGTTGAATCTCCTTCTGCTTCTGCAGGATGAATAGGTTGGTCTCCAATTCCTTACGTTGTTTTTCCCTGTAGTAGTCCTCCATCATCTCTCTGGCTTGAGCAGCCCGATCTTCATCATCCTCTTTTTCGGCATCCTCTAGAATGGGAGCAGGCATACTCTTGGCAGCGCCGGACAACCGATAGAGAGCCTGGGCAAGTTTATCCGCTTCTTCAGTCTGCATCCTAGCATCAGCGAGTAACTCCTTGGCCTTTTGAATAACTGGGTCAGCGGCCGATACCATCTCAGGACTGAAGACCGTTGATAGCATCGCCTTACTAGTCGTATTAGATTGAGCCGCCAGTTGCTCCAACTGCGTTCGTGCATTGATGGTAGCGATAACTAGAGCATTCCCCATCAACACCGATGTAGTCTCAAGGACTCCATTGGCTTCTCGGAAAGCGATGAGCCAATCAGCCATCGAGTTCACCATCCCAGCCAGGACTGGCGTGGCTTTAGAGCCAGCATTCTCTCCAACCTCTGAGAATGCCTCACCCAATCTATCAAGAGCTCCGGATAGCGTACGGGTTCTCGCCTCGAGAGCACCCATCCCCATCCGTTCCATTCCCTCTAGAGCAGCCGTGAACTTCTCACTCTTGTCAAGATCGTCAGCGATGACGATGCCATATCGTCCAAGCATCGCTGTGTTGCCAGCATAGGCCTTGCCAAGCAGATCAGCCGCAGCGGATAGTTCTATATTCCTAGCCGTAGCAAAGTCAGCGGCGATAGCGACAGCCCGCATCGAATCTGAAGAGGACAGACCGAAGTGCATCATCCTTGCTTCGGCCTTGCCGATCACTTCATCAGAGACACCGAATTTATCACGCATCGAATTAGCCAGACCATGGAGGGCGGGGAGAGAAACATCAACACTTTCCTTGATGTTCTTCACCGCATTGGCCACTCCAGCCCATACTTCTTCGCTCTCCATGGCTGCACCAATGCTCCAACCAATGATCGCCTTCGCTCCCTCCCAGCTGAGATAGGCAGCTCCAATACTAAGGACCGATGATTGAATCTTATTCAAAGCGCCTTGAGCAGCCTCGGCGCCCATCACCGATACAGCGATCATTACTTTTTCGATGTCACTGGCCATCCGTGTTTATCCCATTCTTCGTTTGCTCGGCTCTGAACCTTCGGATTCGTTCACGTTCACCACCGATGATGAAGCAGGCTTGAATATAGAGCGCCGGCAATTCATAGATGTCCTGAGGCATCCGACATCGTGATGTACCCTCTAGCGCATGAACCAGGTTGTATAAGTGGGAAGCATCTGGAGATCTGTGAATTACCGGCCATGGACAAACTCCGTAGATACTTACTAGATGATTGACGAAGGGTTCCTCGACGTGATCTGCGACGGTATCAACCGTAACATCCTTCGGTTTCTTACCATGTGCTTTCAGCGTAATCGTTGGGCTATTCTTGAAGCAATGGTATTTCCCATCGCAACTGGCACAGTCGTCGGGGAACCCCTTCGGGATGAAGTTCTCTTTTAACTGCACCAGCCACTTTAAGAACCCGCCGTACTCTGGCCGATGGTGGTCAGCTCGTAGATCTTCGAACCGAGAGAGAGGATGTCGATTCTGGTCATCCCTCTAATGATTTGATCAACGGTCATATTGTCGAACCCGTCAACCTTTTCAACCGATGACACCAGCATCGTCACGATGTTCTCGTACTCCGCCGGCTTCAACCATTGGTCCTGATTGACCAGCATGGATTTGATCTCAGCTACCTCGGTTGGAGTTGTCCTTCTCTTGCCGCCATCGGTACCGTCAACCAAGGCATCATCAACTATGCGATTGACGATGGCCTTGGGAAAGAGCTTGAAAGCGATGGCCTCCCAATTGGAGTACTGCCCCCAATCGAAAAGCCGAACATGAAAGATGGTCCCATCAATCTCCACTTGATGGAGATTTCGCCGATCGAGAAGCCGTATCGCCATTGTTTTAATCTCCCCATAGATGGTGCGTTGCGTCGGCATGGATGATCGTCAACGGTTGCTTCGAAGCCGAAGAACTTCCGGCGATGAGGAACTCGAAGTCGATCATCAATGCATCCTTCTCGCTGAACTTCACGGAGGTCAGCACTCCGTAGATCGTGATGTCAAGATCACCGTCGGCGGAACCCGGAGTACCACTTCCCCATCCGAAGTTCAATTCGCCGGCAGTCCCAGCCGCCCAGTAGCCGAAGAGTCCGTCGGTGTCGCTATCATACATCACACTTCCCTTGAGGACGGAACCCTTGTGATCTTTGATGCCGATCGTCTCGGGCTTGCTTCCAGTCGACACTTGACCCACAGCGAATACATTGTTGAGCCAGGTCAATTCCAAAGGGCCAAATGTCGGGGAGAACGGTGACCCGAAATTCATCGTCGCCCGAACCATGTCATTGTGATACCAGAAAGCATTTGCCGGGATAGTCCAGGTCCCCGAAGGATTCGCATCCCTCGTCACTGCTCCCCGGCCAACGAACTCTCCACCGAATATGAGCGGGGACGCACCGGGTTCCCATTTCAGAGTCATTGATTTCAGAATCGCATCACAGATCTTCCGTGATGCCGATGCCTCGGGAAGCTTCTGGATGATGGTGATAAACTTACCCTGACCGGCGGTGGAGAAGTCGGGCTGAGTTGCATGGGGAGTGAATGTCTTCTTGTATGGGGTTGTTCCCTCTTCGGTCACCTGTTGCATCCCCGTATAGAGCAACAGGGAAGTCATCGACCTCGGGAGCCATAGGTCCGATATCGGGCATTCGGGCATAGCCCCCTTCTCATGGAAGACGTATTCTCCAACATCTTCCAATCGGTTGCCTCTCGCTCCATCCCGACCAGCTTGGAAGATATCCTCCTGAATGGGCGACATCTTGGATTGGAGCTGATCGAAGGCACTGCTGTCGCCGATCGGAGTTCCCCAAGTAGTCTGCTCGGCAATACCGAGCGTAACTTCCTTGGGAGTTCTAACTGTGATTGACATCGTTCACCTCGTAGGTTAGGTATGTTGCGTATACTTAATTGGCACGGCCAGCGTGATGAGCATGAAGCCACCCACCGTGGATGAGTCTGAGAATGATTCCTTAGGGACGAGATTATTCACCCTGACGAATCTGAAGTTATCCCCAAGGTCCCGATAGGTATGAAGGTAGTTGCTCACTGACATCAAGATTCTACGATTCTTTATCCAGTCATTGAACTCATTGGCGTAGTTGGTGTGGACTCTGATTGAAATAGTGATCGTCCAAAATGGGATACAAGCTTTCACTTCACCACTCCCAACCATGTCGGAGTAGCTCGCATCATCCACTTCAACAGTCAGTCCATTCAATCTTAGCTCAGCTGTCTCGTGACTGGTATAGACGTACTGGAACTTGTAGTCGGTATCGTAGCTACTGCCCATAGCCGTTTGCAAAAGCTCCAATGCGGCTACCACTTTATCCAACGCATCGCCGATCGTATCATCGCCATAGACCGTCCGTAGCGATGAAGAACTTTCGCCGATTCCATCATGACGAGGGTCACGATATCCGGCCCCCGACTTACGCCCGCCACCAGCTGGAGTCATTCTTCGTCTCCGATTTTATGCGAAGCCGTAGGACGCCGTAAGAAGGCGTCCGCTTTCGACCGGCTGTACGACACCATTATATACCACCCGCTTTAATCGCAGTGCCCCGCGTGAATTAAGATCAGGGTGCCGCTACCCGCCCACTGTCGGGCTTATCGCCTTCGGAGCCTCCGATGTGTATGTAGGTTTGAACAAGCACCGTGTCTCCGTTGATCAGCAAGTATACTTTGTCGCTATCATTGCCGAAGTCGTTTATCCATCCAGCTCCAGCCTTCAGCCCCATTAGATAGGCCAGTGAATCATACATGATCTTCGGCATTATCCAGGTATGATAGTTACCGAGTGAATCGTTGATCGCGCCCGCGAGCGTGCGTATGCGCTGCGTGAGCGTGTCCAGAATGGAACCATCAGCGGCCAGCTTCATCCCGGTCTTATCAAGAGCAGCCGTTAAAGCGGCATTCGCTGTATCGGTAGCCTTCTTCGCTTGGTTGTACGCGGCATTGGCAGAGTCAACAGCCTTTCGTCCCAGAATAATCGCCGCGCGTAGCATCACGATCAATGTCGAGTCATCATCCAAGGTCGTATTGAAATTGGACATATCAACGGTCACCGATTCAGTCGCTACGTTGAATGTCGATCGCGTAGAGATGGCGGCGTCAAGATTGGGTATTTCGGTTGCACCCAAGGTACCTGATACATCATCCAAATCTAACGTTGCATCAAAGTCCTTCCCGGTTGTCCCTTTCACAAATGATACCCCATCACCGGAACCATTGCCGATAAATCTTGCACCGTCACCATTGCCACCGGTCGATGCCGCGATAATGGCCGAGCCACTGCCATTTTGGATGTTCAGTGACTTGAGATACAACGTCACTGAATTATTTGTGGTACTGAGAATGGTGTCCAATCGAGCCGCCGTTGCCTCCCGGTCGTAGACCTTCTTGACGTTGGCATTCGATGGAACGGTATCGGTAGTGGGCGTATAGCCATTAAGATTCATCACCTCAGCATAGATCTCCTCAGTCGAATCCTGAAGAGCGATTGCATAGAGGATGATGGCTCGCAGGAATTGAGCCAGGGTAGTATCATCATCCAAGGCAGCGTTAAAGGCCGCCATCTTTACCAACACCGAATCACTGGCTGGGTTGAATGATGAGGCCGCTGTCACTGCCCAATGCTTGGCTGAGTCTCCGAACGAACCAGCAGCCCAGGCCGTGTCCATCCCATGCCCCCAAAGTGAATGGACAATTTCAATTACCCCCTCAGTGGAAAGACTGAAACCGGTCTTGGTCAATCTGGCATTGATCGTGTCCATCATGATCGTTGCCAATTCACCGGCCGTTAGTCCGTTCCGCATCGTATCAAGGACGGCCTTCGACGTATCAACACCCTTCTTTGTCCACTCAACTATCCCCCGAAGGAAGGCGATGAGTGTCGTGTCATCATCCAAGGCTCCGTTGAAAGCGGCCATCTTTACCAACATCGAATCAGTTGAGAAGTTGAACCCGTTGATATTCACAACCTCTGCTAAAACCGCGTTTGATGTATCGGTAGCTTTGCGTCCGTAGTCGATAGCCGCCCGCAGGAATTGCCCCAAAGTTGAATCATTATCCAGGGCACCGTCAAATGCAGCCATCTTCATAAGTACCGAGTCAGCAGCGACGTTGAACCTGGAGAGTTTGTTCAACGAATCGCCGATGATCTGAACCTCGAAGAGCGTTTGCGTAGGGAGCTTCTTATACCATAGCCACACCTGGATGGCCAGCTCACAGTTGCCGCAATCCCCATCGATCGCTCCGACTGAGTCATTAAAGAACCATTGAAGCGAGCCATACTCAGAGGTTGAATCAACCCCGGCTGCAGCGAATGGGGAGGTCGTGCTCCGATTCTTGTAGAGGAGAGCGCTGATGTTATCGAGATTCCCATAGACGAACACGTGCGCTGAGTCCGGCGTACCGGGGATGCCGGTAGAATCAAGTGGGAGCTTCAGACCGAACGCCACATGTTCGGTGGACTTGACAACGATCGAGGCCCTGGAGATTGATATGGCGAAGACCAGCACGAACAACGCCAGACCAATCAACGCCAAAAGTTCACGATTCCTTTTCATGATCTATTCCTTTCAAACGCCTCTAGTTCTAATGCTTAATTCCCCATGGCTTCTTCAATGTGTTTGCCCCGACCTCTACAACGTTCAAGGTAACGGGGACCTTCTGAGGCGTATTGGTCGCCCCGGTTGCAGCGACATTCAACGTATCAGAGTAGTCACCAATCTCAAGCCCAGAGATGCTTGGGTCTAACGTACATGAGCCATCGCCTTCACCAGTCGTTTGTCCCAACGTCAACCATGAAGCTCCGAGTATCTTTGTGATCTCCCAATTCAATGTACCTCCACCTTCGTTCGTGATTGACAATGACTGATTGGCCGGGTCAGCCCCACCATAGATGGCATTGAACGTGAATGAACTGGGGGCTACACCTATCGTTGGTTCGGTCGGCTCAAAGTTCCGCGTTCCTATGAATCCCGAATATAGAGGAAGCCTTACACTGGACACCGTTGTTTGGCTCGTCTCAGCGTCAGCATTGATCTCGTAGTAACTATTGCCCAAGTTCACCGTCAAGCTCTCGGAGATATTGTCAAGGGTATGCGTTCCCCATCGTCCAGAAGTTGACGTGATGAATATGATAACTACATTCGAGTCATCGTAATATCGACGAACAGCGTAGATCTTAGTCGAGTCATTCGGGTAATCCCCAACATCTCTTACGTAGTCTCTGTTCCCCATCGAGTCAATGAACTTAGCCAACGAATCGGGAGTACCGAAATTAACCTCCGCGCTTTTTCTCCATCGTGTGGTATCGTTGAATCGCATGAAGTTCCCGAAAGCATTCGTGTCCTGAACAGTCAAATAGAAGCACAGCATACCCTGCCAGACTCGGTCGCTATCAGACCTCCACCCAGAGGTCCCATAAATGTTATCAACCGGAGTACCCCAGAAGATGTAATGGTCCGGATGCTTTGACATCGTGTCTGCGTACTGATACCAAACTCTCCAGTTGCTTACGTTCTCGGTGTACCCGGCAACGTTCTCAAGAGACACGGCATCAACATGAGGATATGTTTTTGCAAGGTGAGTGATATTCGACTTGGTGATGTTGGCGATCTGCATGATACGAGAAAGGCCAAGAGCATCACAGGTTGAGTCTAACACATCATCAATACGCTCATCCAATAGCATTGTTGAGCTGTCGAAATACACATAACCCGAATCGACGGATGATTGAATCCCCGCTTGTTCAACCCAATCCATCCCCGATGTGGCGCCACCGGAGGATGAATTGATATCGTAATATGACCCCAGTCTAGATTGATCTCGGTATTGGTTGTCCATGAAATAGGCGGTCGGCATGTGACCGCCCATACCTACCCAATCAGCCGAGTCCTCAATCATCCTTCTTCGGTATGCGTATGCGCCCGCGTTGCGCGTGTCCGGGTTCTTGCCATTGGCCAACCAAACATACCCAGCTGGATAGAACGTATCTGATACTGTGTTGTTCCAATATTGATATGTGAACCGAGTACGAGGGTAGATTAAACTGGAGAGACTGTAACTCCTATTACCATCCCCATCCTGTGTTATATCTATTGAGGCATCGGACAAGTGGACGACCAATGACTCAGTAGAGACGCCGATGCTATCCATGTAATCGGCCGCATAGTTGTATAGCCAGCAATTGTCGTAATCAGCGCGTCGAGCTTCGTATGATGTCTCCGGTGCACCCCGTTGGAGGAGGTTCCATTCCTGCGATGAGGCATACGGTCCATAGTAGAATGGTACTCCATGAGCAGCGCATGAATCTCGAAGGGTGTCCATTAGCCCCGGGAAATCAGCATTCCCCGCGATCATATACCACATTCGTTGGGCTAGCCACTTTGACGTATACTTCATCTCACCCGCGGTCCCATTCCCGCCGAACCCAGTTTTGATGAAGGTCTTCCTCCACTGTTCACCGTCAACCAATGAACAGAGTGAAAGAAGAATGACCAGAATGGCAAAGATACGCTTCATGCTTATTTCCCCACGATCAAGCTATTGACCAAGCTATCGGGGCAGATCATCACTTGAGTATTTATGCTGTCCGGTTCGTCAACCTCTTCCGAGAGTATCACCCTTCGGGCAGCATTCGGCGAGACAGCCCCACTCGTCCTCCCATAGAGAGTAATGTAGTCCACCGAATCAGCGGCTCCAGTCATATTCGATTCATCCCCATAGGTGTTTACCGAAGCCTGCATATTGGCACTCTTGGATGTTAAGAGCGTAAGCCAACCGGCAAGAGATGTCCCAGTATTATCTTTCCAGATGCGAGCTGGGAGAGTATCGAGCCATAGTGTAATCTCATTACCGGCTACTAAGTATTCATCGCATTTGAAGCTATCGGATGGTTTTCCCGTCCACATCCCCATGGTATCGGCAGTTCCTACCGCACCATCAGTCCCCCAATCAGACCTTGTCGCACATGTCCCCGAACCCACCGTATTACATGAATCCCAGCACATCTCGCAGTTGGCTGCGGCTGCGGCTCCATTTCCCTCACCGGGTCTTCGAATGGTATCAAGAGCAACGTTCCGGATGTAGAACCATTTCCCGGCAGAGATGGAAACGGATTGAATATGCTTAACCTGTTTGATTGAGTCGATGTAGACTACACCATAAGCATCACAGCTATCTTTGAATGTCGTCAGCGCTTGCCATTCAGTGAAGGTATTGTAATAGTTCGTACCAATCGTTCCAATGACTCTCGTCGTTGCACCACCAGTGGTCACTCGACCATAGTTGGTCAAAGCCGAAAGAGTGTAGATATACCCATGCTTATAGACGGTCGAATCACATTTCCATACAATCGTTACATCAGCCGCCATGCTCGGTGAGAACGACAGGACGGACAGAAGGATGAGGATGAGTGCCAGCATCTGTGAAATGCTGGACCTTACTTTGCCGTGCTTATACTTATCCCATCCCTTGTGATGGGAGACTAGAATGATGGCAGCCAGGCTGAGGAAGAACCCAGCTATCGCTATCGCCCACCATCCCGTCGATGATATCCATTTCATCCACCGAATCAGTCGCATGACTAATACCCCCAACCGATACGCCCAAGGAAGGCGGGCGCCTTGAAGTTGTAATGATACACGTTTCGAGCCCGGCAGATCGCCGTATCGGCGGCCGTAGTACCGATGGGAACCTTGTAGATAAGACGAACCCAGTGATTGCCAAGCCAGGTATCATCGGCCAATTTCCAGTGAAGGCCAGCGCTCAGGTACGCCCAAGCCGTTGTAAGGGCCACGGTCGAATCAGTGTGGAGCAATGTGTCCTTGCCGGTACCATTGGTGTTGTCGCAACTGAAGTACTGGACGATCAGACTATCATTGGTAAAGACCGAATCGACGATGACCATCGGGAACATCTTGATGTCATTGTACCTCCACGATTCGTGGATGGGTGACACCGATGTATCAACGATCAATGTTCCCAACTTCGTCGTATCAACGGTGATGGATGGCTCAGTGGAGAACTTCATCCAATCATCCGCATGAGACACGGTGAAAGGTATGGCCACCAAGAAGGCGACCACCAGCAGTATGAACATAATCCTCTTCATCAGAAAGCTCCTTTATCACAGACATACGTTAGAATGCAATGCATGTCGAATCGTGCCATGTCTTCAGTGATCATTGTGTCAACATTCACCATCCTCACCGAAAGGCAAGCTGTCCCAAGTCCGGATGGACGCCCTCCGGATTGATCGGGGTACAGATATTTTTTCACGTCGGACAGTAGATTCATCAACCCTGCCCGCATGGTAGCTGGAGTATTGTGCTTATAGAACCCCTGAATGAGGATAGGCAGAGCGAATCTGAAATGGTCTCCATCCTCAACCAATGGGGTAAGCTCTCCATCGGGGATGGCCGTAAGTGAAGGGAACTCCTCAAGCCCCCGATTGGTATCATCAACCCGAAAGCGATAGACCTTCTTCACATCAGAGGTATACGTCGGAGGAGCAATGGCCGTAAGCCCAGTCGCCAGGTTATTCATTATCGTGTTTACGGTACTCATCAGAAACCTTTCTTCCTGAAGAGTTCTCGGTGGAGCATCTCTTTCACCGTCTTCTTGGACCATTTGAATGGCTTGGAGAGCCAATGGAAAGCCGGAGTCTTTATGGTGTAAGCTTTACCCCGGGTTGATACACGGTGCTGAATGGCGCCTTCCTCGAGCGGGCGGGCGTATGGGATTTCCTCCCGTCCGTTTGCTCCAGGTCCAACATAGCCTATCCATTGGCCTTCCTTCACCATCACCGGCGAATGCGTTATGGAACCCCTCAGTCTCCCCGTACGAACATGGAGAATCTGCCCGCTCAGTGATCGTTCTTTGATCTCGCCGACAAGGTATACTTGCACAGCGGTGATGGCTCGGATAACATTCTTGGCCTTGAGATTATCCGATATGCGGTCGAGCGCACGCACGCGATACGCTCCTGGTGGCTTCCCGTTTATGGTAAGGTGCAGGTTCATACCACCCTGCGTCTGCGGTACCGTTGAAGGACCTTGTCAACATCATCCGGTATCTTGTCGAAATTATACGACGTTGATTCACCCATGATCGCGACGGAGGCCAAGCCGAACCCCTTCGTCGCGATCTGCGTCTTCAGTGTTGCAACAAGCTTTATCGCCGCCCACTTCAAATCGAATGGCACTGCGGCGCGATTCAGATACCCCGCCGTGTACGTGAACCGAAGAACCCTTGTCCCTTTGACGAACCGATTGCCTTCGTTCAACCAAACCTTGCCAGTGGACTTCTCATACTGCAAGGTCCAGTTGTATTCGGTAGCCGCCTCCCACGTATCGTCTTTGTCGTAGTCGATCTCGAGAACGGGATTGACGATCGTTCCCTCATCAGCGCTGGTCAGTATCGGTGATTCATTCAGCCACATGGTATCGGTGTCATAGGCATCGCGTATTTCAATGAACGTCGTCTTGATGAACTTGCGATCGCATCTCAGCTCGATCAACTGGGACACGTAATTGACCAAAGCCTCGAGCAAGGTGTCCGAATCAGTGTCCGTGATCTGGAGGTAGGTCTTTACCTCGGACACTTCTGCAAGGGCGTTAGCGTTCAATGACATGATCGTCTCCAGGCCTCCCAAATGTTTCTACCGTCGGAAGCTCGTTGAATGTCGTCCGTCCAATCACCTCGTATAGTTGCCCACGTTCTTCGTCGGATAAGGAACCGAAGGCCTTATCCAATTGTGCTTCGGAAAGCGTGACTTGACAGCCCGCCGGTATAGCACTCCCACCAAGAATGCGATAGGCCTTCTTCATTTTGATGATAACAAGCATGGCCATTTACCTCCCAAAGGTATTGTGAGAGGGAGGGTTCGGTAGCCCTCCCTCTCTGGCGGGACAACGGCCACGGCGAAGGGGCCATCTACCGGATTGACCATTCATCCGGTTTTTTCTCCACCACTTTTATCTGGGCTGATCGCCGTCATCCTCTTCGTCCCCATCCGACTCTTCCTCTTCATCGGAGTCGGAGTTGACCAAGGCTTCGGCCAACTGTTGCTGAAGCTCACCGATGGAGTTCTCCAATTCGATGATCTTCAAGTCGTACCGTTCGATCACCTCGGTGAGCCTGCGCTCGAGGATGTCAACCCGTTCGGGAACCTTCAGGCCGCCCCTGGCATTGGCCAACGACATCCGTTCGACCTCAGCCGCCTGCATGACTTCCTTCTCAATCCGGAGCGCCTCGTCATGATTGATCTCGTCATCGGTCGAGAAGCAATCCGGATATTTGACGGTGAGCTGGAGGGCCTGGTAGTGGTTGACGAACTTCTCATCACCGGGCTTCATCTCCACCGGCCCAATGGAGTTACCCGTCTCCGGGTCATACTCCAATACGTGATAGTGCGTCATCGCTCCCGACGCCTTCACGAATCGAAGCATGACACCGAACGTGGTCTTTTTGCTCTTCGCCATAGGACGTTTAATCCTTTCCCGCCGCTTCGATCAGGCGGAATAAATAGGTGAACGTTGTTCTGATGCTGTCCCCGGTGCCGACCGCCGAATCGTCGTAGTTGACCTCCATCCAGAGCGAGTCCCAGTACATCCCCTCGACCTTGGAAGCGTCCATGTTCGAGTAGAACCTGGTGACTGTCTTGGGCAGGACGAACACCGTCGTATCGAAGAGTGTCTTGGTGTACCCGTTCTGCCCGGACTTGATATATACTCTCGCCCAGGCGGAGTCATTGATACCGACCGTATCGTTGTCTTTGATGACGACTGCCGTATCAAGTGTGAAGCCGGCAAGAAAGCCATCATACGTTCGGTCGTTTCGTTCGTTCGTGATTCGGTACTTCGTCGTTGTGCCAGTCCCCGCAGAGCTTGACGTCTGGTAGATCGTCACCGTTCCCGTGTTGTCTTCCAGACGAACCAACTCTTCGGCGATCGCCATGCCAACGAAGATGACAATCAGAGCAAGCACCAGGATTGAAAGAATGCGTTTCATTTCATCTCCTTTCAGATTTGCCAATGGAAGGGCCAGCTACTGTAGCGCCGAAGCAGCGAGACCGCTGACCCTTCCAATCTTGGCCATGCTCCGACCATCAGGCCGACAAGTCGTTCCAGAGAATCAGCAACTTGTCGTTGTCCGTCGCCGTGGTACACTGGACGTACCCGTCACTGGTGATGGACGTGGTCGACGTGCGGTCCGTCGGGTTGTTATCCGTCTGGGACAGCTCCAGAACGAAGACGAGCTCGTCTTCAGTGGTGATACCGCTGACCGCGATATTGGTGTTCGCCCCAGCACCGCTCACCACGGCGAACTTCTGGCACGGACCATGCTGTCTGGATTTGGTCATGGTCATGTTAGATCTCCTTGTATTTCATGTTCCTTAGTTTCAGCGTCGATCGTGGAGCAGAGTGGATTCATCCTAACTGATCAGGGACTAGGCCGCCAGGCCGTACCCGTAGGCCACCGGATAATGCGTGGACGGAACCTTCTTCTGGAAGTCCTTCCGCTGGGAGCCGACGAATCTGAACTGGCCGGTCATGATGTCCTTGTCGAATTCGATGGTGACGAGCCGCCGATCACCAACGATGAAGCCTCTCCGGTTGAACCCGAGAACGCCGGTGTAGCCGGTGACGCCGGTATAGACGCCGGACGAATAGAGATCATCCCGAACGGCTTCGGAGACGATCACCGGACAACCATCGAACATCGGGAGATCACCGGAGACCCAGCTCGCCAGCGGAGCGCCGTACGTACCGGGCTGCGTGGCCTCGGTAAAGTTCAGCGCGGCGAAGAACCCGGAGATGGACAGCAGATACCGGAAGTCGCGGGGATTGACGCCCATCTTGCCACAGAGCTTCCGCAGATAGCGAAGGTCCTTGGCGACGAAGGCAGCCGTCGCATCGCCGACACCGGTGGAAGTACTGGTGACATCGAACGTCTTGGAGTCGTCGATCGCTTTCTTGATCAACCCCTTGAACGCATCCAACGTATACATGTCCGCGGTGGTGAGACCGGTGTGCATGTGCGTGGTCGAATTGTCACCATTGACGATGGCGTCTTCCATGCCATACGCCAACGCGTAGGCCATGTCCGCCCGCAGGATGGGGATGACGTTGATGATGCTGTCACCCTCGACCGACTCTTCGTCAACCGGAATGGCAACGACCATCTTCTTCGAGGCGAAGTCGATCGTACTCGTCCCGGGCTGCGACTTGTGGTACTGCGCCGGGTTGTTGTTGGCCGCGGCCGACTCGGTCCAGGCCTTGGCGTGGCTGGTCTTCAGCGGATAGGAGTCCGTCTTCCCGCTCAAACGGTAGTGCTCGAACTCCGCCTCGACGCGCATCTCCAAGTCGATCATGTCGAACAGCTCGGGCGAGGGAATCGTCATCGCCCAGTTGGAGCCGTATCCGGTCACGCCCGTACCGAACGCCCGTTCGGCCAGGCCGGAGTCAATCAGTCCGGTCATACCCTTGAGCGACTTCTCCAGCTTCTCGATGTTGGACCGGACGCCGGGCTTGGAAATGCCATGCGACCGATACCCCTGCTCGAGAACGTTCATGAAGATCAGACCATCCCAAGCCGCCTGCATCGCCCGGACGACCGGACCATTCGGGGCATCACGCTTGATCGGGGTATGAAGCAGGATGTCGAGATCATCCCGATCAAGGTTCTCCGGAAGGTACTTCATGAACGTCAACACATCCGCGGGCGAGACGCGCGAGGCGGCGATCTTGTTGGCCTGGGCGAGCTTGGAGTTTATCGCCGCCTGCTCCTGGGCGATGTTGGCCAGATCACGGGCGACCTGCGTGTTGTTGGCGTTGAATTCATCGCGATTGGGGGCCTTGGAAATCTGCTCACGGAGTTCATTCAACCCCCGGCCGAACTCCCCTTTGAGCGCCTCGACATCATCCCTGGAGGGCATCCCTTCCAGGACATCGCCGAGCTTTTCGAACGAATCGACGTCGCGGATGGCCGCTCTCTTTTCCTCACTCAACGTTGTTTTGGGCATTACGCGTATTCTCCTTTCAGTGACAGCGGGCTCCGGTTGAGCGGCTGCCGTGATGATAGTTTTCTTCTCGGATTGAATGTCCCGTTCAATCGCCTCAAAGGCCTGAGCCATTTCAGCTGACTTCGGGACGAACCCTTTGTCTCTGACCATATTGAACCACGTTCGGGGGTTCGCCGGTGGGATGACAATTGAGATCTCCAGCAGAATCAGGTCTTTGAATGTGATGATCGGGTTGTCCGGGTCTTCACTGGCATCCTCCTCCCAGAGAACGGGGGAGAACGAAACGCTGAAGCCGCGAATCGCTCCCATCTTGATCAGCTCCCAAGCATCGTTCCCCTGTGATGTGTAGGCGATCTCCGCCCGAACGAAGAGACCGAAGTCGTCGATGATGTAGTACTCTGGGATGATGCGGCCAACGGGCCATGCCCGCAGACCGAGGAACTGGCCATGGCCATAGAGCAGCGTCCCACCCCGCTGGAAGTATGCCTCCCTGGAGGACTCGAAGGCCGATGGGAGAATGATCGTGTTGTATGAGTCGAGAAGAATCGTCGAGGCATATCCCTCAATCAATCTTCTCGACCGGCCCTGGTCATCGACCTCAGCCTCACGATCAAGATGCTCGGGGTCCTTCCCTTCCCATGAGCGGACAGCCATCCGCTTGGCCACATCCGGCTCATACTCGCTGCAGACGCAATCAGTGCAGATATGATTGGGGAAGAAGCCGCCGAGGGTACGTTTGATGGCCGTATCCTCACCATCTTCAAGTTGCCTTGAAGTTGTAACAATCTTTCTATCCATCCATAAGGTCCTCCATCTGAATTGTGTTTCTGTTCACTGCATCCTATGCTTTACCGAATATCTTCATTCATCCTCATCACCATGGTCAGTGACTTGGATGACCCGCCAATCGCATTGACAATTGCAGACTTCACCAGCTTCGCCTTCGGGGTCATGGGGAAACATCAGGAACGAACTACCAAGATCGAACGGCTCATCGTACTCAACCTCTTGCCCATCAGCGGCGAGATGGTTCTCCCGGGGATTATCCGTATGAGCATGGAGCCAGCGCTTGCGGAACTTCAGTCCCAGCTTCATCGCCTGACGGTAGGCTGCATCCTGCCCACCATGCACAGCCTTCGGCATCTCAGTACGGGCGATCAGCATCGTCCGCTTCTCAACCCCAAGCTCACCTTTGCCCGGCTTATACCAGGAATCGAATTGCTCAGCCAGGGCTGTACGTATCTCCTTCGTCGTCCAGCCATTCTCATAGCCGACCTCGATTGTGCTCTTGATATACTCCCAGGTTGATCTGTTGATCTGCCTCAGTTTATTCTCGAACTTACCAATCAGCTTGGCGACCTCGGGATTGGTGACTGAGAATGACCCCTCAATGCTCAGCCCCTCGAAGACGTCGGACATCTCATCACGGACAATGCCGTATGTATATGGCTGAGTGGCCTTGGTGAGCGCCAGGTCTTCAGCATCCAGCGGGAAGAGACGATCAATGTCCTGATCAGGGATACGGTCCTGCCTTACGTACATGAGCAAAGGAGAGAACATCTTCGCGTTGTTGGTCATCCGGTCGAAGCGTTCCAGCGTCCGCTCTTTTTGCCCTTTGAAGAAGGTCTTCATCAGACCAACGTAGTGCCTTTGGGCCCGTTCTACCTTCCGTCGATATGACCTGGTGTGATCATCCTTCGATGCCCCAGCAGGAAGACGGAGTGATCGTTGCTGGACGAGTAGTGCGAGGGGGGCAGAATCAGCAGGAGGTGAAGCATCAAGCTGCCCCCCTGTCGCACCGTCCCGAGCACCAACCCCGTCAGAGGAGACAGCGGAGAGATTTTCAAAGGGATTGGTTGATGGCGTAAAGAATTCATCACCGGTTACATCATCGAGCGGGGGATAGCCAGCGGTCTCCCTCGCCTCGTTCCGTGTGATGAGCGTCGCCTTGTATAGTCCTACGGCTCTGTCCGTCCGGTCCTTTCTATTCTCCTGCAATGCATCGACGGCCTGGAAGTTGAACACGTACCAAAGATCGGTTAAGCCGAATCTCCTGGGGATGACCAGGTTCATCGCTGACTGGATGACGTTGGCCGTGGGGATAACGGAGTTCTCGAAGAGAATAGCCTTCTGCTGACTGATGTTGTTATACGTAGCATACTTCAGCAGGCCGACCAAAGCCGGGGGCACCTGGAGCGTGGCCAATACTGCCTCAATGCTCTTCTCGGTGATCTGCTCAAATCCCAGATCAACGAGCGAGGGAAGCAGATCAACGGGCTTCAGATCATTCTCCAAGAGCATCGGGTCAAATCGCCCCTCACCAGTATATACATCCTTGATTGAAGCCTTCATCTCAGCCCGCTGTTTTTCACCAAGCTCACCAGCCATCTGCAGAGCCATCCCCGTCACCGGACAATTCTTAAAGAAGTCTCGATGAAATTGGATGACGTGGTTGTTCAGGTTGGCCGAGGCCTTCGCGGGCGTTACGCGGGAGAATCCATTCAGCATGTCTTCGGGATTGGGCAGACGAACGTAAACGACTTCATCGATTGAAAAGAACCTGTCCACGCCACCGGGGTTGTACCGATAGCCCCCGATCACCGTCTTCATATCAGGAACGATGCGAACGTAGCTCGGGTCTAGCCTCCAGAGTTCCAATGGTTCACTGGGGACCGTCGGCTCGATGAGCCAGAATGAACCGGCTGAAAGATGTGTATCACAGATGGTGAGGAAGAGCAGCTCCTGCATCGTCATCGTCTGATTCGGGTAAGGGTAGATCAGATCATACGCCGGGCCTTCTTCGATGACCTCGTATTCTTTCGAGTATGGAGTCCTCCCCCGCCGCACCTCCAATGGAACAGTGATCAACGTATTGGCGATGACATTGATGCAAGCATAGACCCAGGGCACTAGTCGGTACAAGGCCCTCGTCGCCAAATCAATGTCAGGTCTATTGACACCCAGGTTGGAGTACATCCGAACGAAGATAGGAGACAACGTTCTATTCGCATCACGTACTTCAGCTGGGGTGGCAGGCTTGGGAGCCAATTGGCGTATCCAGTCGAAAACGCTCATATCACTGTCTCCATTGATTTAATGATCATCATGATACCCTCGGTACATTTCGCCTGAAGAGATTAGCCGCCATGTTCTCATAGTTGTCAGCATGCCTGTAGTGATCAGGCTTCCCTCCCTCTGACCAGGTGGCCTGCAAGATCTTGGCCGCTCCACGTTGTGTGTATATGCGCTTCGGTGTGCCCATCTGCTTCACGAATTCGCCCTTATCTATAGAGCGGTAGTCAGCGGGGAGGATGATATGACCTTGGGCATACTCTGCATAGCTCTCATCGAGTGACTGATGTTTATCTACCTTGATCAATCGTGTAGCAAGATCTACGCCGAGGTCCATTTTTGTTGGGTTGGGAGGATAGTCGCAAAGAAAGACGATGCCTGGATGTTGTTTGCGGAACTTTTTCGCCGCTGAAATCTCAGGCTCCATGTCGACGACGCAGCGATCGACGTGCCAAGCTTTGAGCAGAGCTGAGAGACTTGCCCAATCTTCATCAACGGGGATGCGACCGATGAAGAGTGACCGTCGTTTGCCATCCGGCATCAGCTCGCTGATCTTCACGTGAAATTCTCCACCAACGTCTACGCCCATTACAACCGGGTTCGCGTAGATGCGTTTGCCCTTCTCATCCTCTTTCTTCGGCTCAACCCATCTGACTGGATGATAGTACTCTGGGTCAACGCACGAAGCGAGAAGCTCCGGTGAGATGTAGTTCCCCTCTTCTCGGTACGGCTGACCGAGAATGGAGTTATGAAATCGCTGACGGAGGATGGGAACAGCCAGGCTCCGCGTGAACTCCCCATGAATATCGCCGATCGTAGTCTGCGACGTGAAGAGCTGGGAGATTCGGTAGCCCGACGAGTCCAGGACCTGCGGACGATTGGCCACCCATTGAGCTTTGCCGAACCGATTGATCGGCTTGTGACAACTGGAGCAGTATAGGCGCATATCCCGCTGACGGCGGATGTTCTTATCCTCAAACCATTCTTTGTCCAGCACGTCGTAATGGAGCCGCGCCGTCTGCTCCACCGCGTGGACGAACCAGTCCAACGTTTGCCACTCATTGCAATGCTCGCATTTTATCCGCCATTCTTTTTGATCTGACTGAAGGTAGCGGGCATCAATGCCATAGTCTTCGACCGAGGGGTTGGAGATATCAAGCTCTTCAGGAGGAGCGCCCGTACGTATGCGGGCGGCTGCGAGACGGTCTCTCGCCCAGGCCAATATCTCGAGATTGCATTCATCCAATTCATCAACGATCAATCGATCAGCGGGGTACTCCCTCATCGACTTACGCGTGCGGCAACCGACGAATTTTGTCGTCCCTTTCCAAAGCTTTTTGAGGCGGACATTATCGGCCGAGCCTGGTGTAAGTGCGGAGGCGTAGAATTTTGAGTCATCGAAGATCGGCTTTATCCGGTTGAAGACGAAGCTGGCGCAGACATCATCATCGGGGAGGACGTACAACGTTGAATAGCCTTGCCAGCACCAGTAGAGCATGTGAACGATAGCCATGTCGCTGACGCCGACCTGAACGCACTTCTCAACAACCTTGAATGGGTGATCATCCGCATACAGAGCAACAAGCCATGGCTTATCATCGAAGATCATCGGACCACCGAATGTCGTCCGATGAAACGCGTCAGCGAATAAGAGCTTTGGAGCCTTCTTCAGGAGCAGCTTATTCGAGAGCGCTAAGAATTGCCATGCGGCTTTTGATTTTTGTGGAGAGTTCATCATCATTCAGGTCACTCAAGGCATCGTTCAATGCCTCGTCCAAAAATTCTTTCCCTCGTTGGCGTCCTTCGGGGTTATTTCCTTCTAACTCGATCAGCAACTTGCCGAGACGGATGAGCTGCTTGGTGATCTTCTCAAACCCATCAATGGTATGTATCTCGAGTTGGAATCGCTCATCCAAAACAGCCTTGGCCATCTTGACGAATGTAGCTCGAAGCGTTTTCTTCGTCTTCCTAGCTGTCTTGGCTATCCGAGCATCGGTCTCCAGTTGAAGTCTGATCTTGATATCACGAAATCGTTCATCCCAGTCATTATCATGCTTCAGCTTGAGGATGGTCTTCCGGTTACGATCAAAGTGCTTGGCCACATCATAGACAGGCCGAGGACTCCCACCAACCCCATTCGCCCAATACTCAAACATCTCCTCAGCCTCAGCCACCGTAATATGAGGAACACCTTTGGTATATGATTTAGGGGGGTTCCCATACTTGTGCTTGCCTGGTGGATGATTGGCCTTCGACTTCTTCGGTTGAATATGTTTTTTGTTCGTTTTCATTCTTGTTCGCCGTATATAATATGAACATTTTTGTATTAAAACTTTGTAGCAATCTTATGGGGGATGAATTCCCCCTATAGAAACTAATGAATTGAATCAAAATGGAGGTGTAAAATGATTGTGAACGATTTGAATTTAACTAATCTACCATCATTCGATTACTTACGACCTAGTAAATCAGTCAAGGCATTGAATCGACTTTCCAACCGGCCAAGAAGAATGACCGTGATAAACACGAAGAGCATGGAAACATCACGAACGTTTATGGTATAAAAAATGAAGTACGATGCGAGTATGGCCACTCGTATCACAGGACGAATAGCGCCAACCAACCACCGTAGCCCAAGACCAGCCAAGATAAACACGGGGATGGCAGAGAAGATGGCTATCCTCGGAGTATCAATAATGAATGGTGTCGTGAGAATTGGTAGAGACAGAATCGACAGAGTGATGAGCATATTATCAAACCCATCACGGGAGGCTTCATCAAGTTCACCACGTCCCTTAACCATCTCAGCAATGAACAGAACCCCACAAGCGATAAGAGGGATGAGCAGGTAGATGAAGCTGAATGACCAATCCCAGGTCAACCACTTCCCCTGAAAGTGGTGAAGCGTAGCAGATAGCATCTTGGGGATGCTCGCAGTATAAGACGGGGAGCCTTCCGGTACGGGCCCGGGTGTTATGGCCAAATACACCGTCGAAAGTATGACTGCGGGGGCTGCGTAGAAAGCCAGCGACAGCCGACGCGACGGCTTCTGCCGAAGCGTAAGGGTCAACCCCAGTATGGACAGCGTTAAGCCAATTTCCCTGGCTAGAACGGCGAATACGGCCAGCACGCCCGCAACGAAATGATTCTGCCGTAACGCGAAGATGGCCCCCCAAACAACGAGCATCAGCATCACGGGGTCG